CATGGACAGGGGTGTACCACGTAGGAATCATGAAATGCACTCAGTCGGCGCCGGTTAAACCCGGACTCTACATCAACGATGGTAGGGTGAAGTTTAAGAACCTCAAGAATTGCTTTGTCGGGGAAAACGGGTTGCCGGTATTCGACCTGTCTAACCCGATGCGGCGAAAACGAAATCAGTACAAGACGATATTTGGCCCCTACGGTGTCGGAAATTTCCAATTCCCACATTGTGGAAATGAGGGGCTAATATTAGCGTTGCGACGCCTCACTAAGGTTCGTGAACCCGAGCGGTATGGTTACGACGCAATGCTAACTGCTAATCAGAGAACTGTGTTTGATTGGCTAGCGGACCTGTACGTTGATTTCACAAGTAAGTTAAGTGTGTTGATCAAGCGTTCGTTCGACCATTCCCTGGACCACCTCCAGCTTAGGGAAAGATGGGCATACGACACTTCGAATCCGAAGTGGCGCATGCGTGTCGATGATTTCCTTCTGCAGGTGGATGAGGGGGATGTGAGTGGGACGACTGGGATTCGCGGTTACGTGGATGTCAAGCCTAAGGAGACAGAAGCCAACGCAAAGGGTAAACCGGGTAATGAGAAGGTCGGCCGAGTTATCGGCGACCTGGGAGTTCGCGCCTCCTCGAAATTCGGTCCCTATGCAGATTATGTCAAGGCTGCTATGATCGAGGAATTTAGCACCCGCAGAGGGTCGTTTCAGTTTGTCTCGGATACTACCCCGGGAGAGATGAGGAGGGTTTTCACTCGCCTTAACGACCATTGTACGGGATTCTTGTTCTTCTACCATTCAGACGATGTTGTCGCATCAGTGAAGTGCAGAGATGGGATTCTCCGCATGAACTGCGACATTTCCGCCTGTGATGGTTCGCACAGACACATTATTAAGGTCTTCGAGGAGTTCTTATCTGGCATTGACGCCAGGTGGTATGACGATGTCAAGCAGACATTCGAGCAACTCCGCACGAACTTTCGCGTTCGTAGCGAGGACGGGAGCCAGAGCGCGGTAGGAAGCTGCGCCGACCCCCAACTCTACAGTGGGAGCACTTTGACCACGATCATGAACTGCTTTGCGGTGTGTGTGGCCATTTTGTGCTTTGAGGTTTATTACGATCCTGGCATGACTATGTCAGAGACCTCAGACCAAGTTATTAAAAGCTTTGAGCGAGCTGGGTACCTGATTACCACTCAGATATGCGAAGAATTTTCGGACTTCCAATTTTTGAAGTATTCAGGAGTCATACTCGACGAAGGCGTAGCTGTGTATCGAAATCTCGGTG